AGATCCAGAGGCTTGTTGAAACCGTTGTTCGATGCACGCGCCTTGGTCTTCTCACCGGAGGGGTCCTCGAGCAGCTGCTTCACCTTGCGCAGATCCTTGCGCAGCGCCTTGATCTCGGCCTGCAGGCTGGTCAGTAGGTCGTTGGTAGAGGTCTCCATTTCTACTTACCATACCCACGACATCTTTAAGTGCTTTTCTCGTTTCGTTACCAAACACTAACAGGAGGATGACGAGCATCGGCCATGTCAGCGTCGGGCCAAACACCATGAAAATCACCACATGCCAGAGCTTCACACCACCGTACACCACAGTGTCCCTGACGTATTCGTACGTTTGTTTCGGGGTTGGAAGGGGTTCCATCTACTTCTGGCCAAGGTTTTTCTCATCTGCGCGTGCTCGCAAACCCGACGCCCAGCACCAGAAAAACGGCATACATGATCGAAAGTACAATCATGGCCCAGTACAGTGAGCCGTTCGGTTCCTTTGTAGTCGTCGTCGCCGCACTGCTCGTGTCGGATGTCGACGCCACATTTGACGACGCACTACTCGTCCCAGGGGACCCACTGCACGCCCCACCAGGGCAACACCCCGTGTCACATCCGTACTGAATACCATTCTCCTGGTATGCGCAGATGAGCGTCGTATTGGCGGCAGACTCGGTGGCGGGAGTCAGACCAGGGGTCACCTGTGGAATACAGGCACACCCCTTGTTGTTGTACTGATCACCACAGTAATTGGCCGTCGTCGATATGGTGTTCGACGTGCTCATTACTTAGAGCTAAGAAGTGTTTTATGGACACTATGTTGTACGGAGTACCGACGAAGCTTCCTGACGGCCGATACTTTCTCAAGGTGACACAGGACAGTGGCGAACGTTGCGTCCACCAGGTGAACAATGTCAAACTGGTCACAGAGGGCAATCAAGTGACCATCACGGTCCCAAGCGACGTTACTCTTTTCTCGGATATTGATGAACAGATTGTCACTCAGGCCAAAGAGTCTAAGGTTCTGTGGTTCGGCAAGGAGATTGCCGATGAGACTGTGACGGCCGCCTACCAGAAGAGCCTCAACCCCGAGCATGAGCTGTCAGCATCGCTCGTCACCATCAAGGGGGAAGTGGTGACTGTATTTTACGACACTCAGAAGGCGCGTGTCGATCTGGTCCAGTCAGGATCGGTCGATGTCCTCCTCGAGCTGTCAGGTCTCGTGTTTACCAAGCGCGCATTTGAGCCCGTATGGAAGGTGGTTCAGGGGCGTGTCAAGGCGCCTCAGAAGCCCAAGTTTCCCCGGGAATATCTTTTCAAGGATGACCCAGCCGAGGAGGAGGAGTCGGATGTCGACCTGTAAAAAAAGTCGGCGTACAATATAAATGGACGGCAAAGGTCTGGCTATCTTGGTGCTTCTTTTTCTGATTACGCTGATGCTCTTCATGCCCCAGAGCAGCGGGTTTGTCACGGCACCAGAGGGTGCGTCTCCGACAGTCGAGGCCAAGGGTGTGACGGGTGGCATGGCTGGTGATATCCAGGGCAGCGAGACGGACGGTGGCATGTTTGCTCCGTTCGCCGCGATGGCCAGCGGTGTCGGCTTTAAGATTGGCCAGACGCCGACCGATCCCAACGTGGGTCTGATCCCCAAGGAGGTGGTGACGACCGAGGATTTCGGCCAGTTTAGCCCGGATGCCATCCTGTCCGGTCAGAACTTCCTGGACCCGCGTGCCCAGATTGGCTTCCCCGAGACGGCAGGCGGTGTTCTGCGCAACGCTAACCTCCAGGAGCGCTCCGAGCCCGCAAACCCGCGCGAGGCTGTGAGCATCTTCAACCTGTCGACGATCCCGCCCGACACGATGCGCCCCAAGTTTGAGATCCAGAACGAGTACAAGTAAGGGACACCCAGAACGAGTACAAATAGATAAAAAAAACATGCACCGTTGAGTTAAATGGCCAGCATGCGTGATACCATGACCGAGTGGCTCGGTCTCAAGACTCAGCTCAAAGCTGCTCGCGCGGACATTAGTGTCCTGAACAAGCGCGAGAAGGAGCTTCGATCTGAGGTCCAAACGTATATGAAGACGGAGGCGGTTGACGTCGACGTCAAGGTGGATGGGCACAAGGTGTCCTACCAGAAGAAGGAGGGCAAGGGGAGCATCACAAAAGAGGTGATTATCGCCGGTCTTTCCGCCTTTTTCGGTGGGAATGACACGCAGGTCGAAGGTGCTTTCCAGGCGATACTTGACGCGGCGCCTGTCAAGGAGCGCGACGTGCTCACGGTTCGCAAGGTCTAAGGATCTGGCGCGTCAGTACATCAAGTAGCAAACACAATGGGTGTCAACAACGAGTATGCGTACGATGCGTTCCAGGCTGAGGATGCTCCCGACGACGACATGCAAGATGACCAGGATCAGGTGCTCGATCCAGAGTCGTGGCAGGATTGGAACTCGGAGCACATTCTGAACATGTGGATGTCGCTCCAGACGTACATCAAAGACTCTGGTATTTCGAGCTCGATTCTGAACCATGCCACCTTTCCGTCTTTTGTCCAGTATGTCAGTCGGCACTCGAGCTAACTTTTTTTTCAGTGGGTATTATAAATGCCTATTGATATCACTGGTCCCAAGGTGCTCACGCCCGCGATTCTGTTTGCGCTGCTCAGCCCGGGTCTGATTCTGGCTCTACCGAGCCTGAAGCTGTTCCCAGGCTGCCAGAGCTCGCTGAAGACGGTCTTTATCCACGCGATCGTCCTGTCACTGGTGTACTACGTGCTGGCTCGCTTCGTGCTGCGTCTGTCGCTCCGCCCGGCTGATCTGGTTGTACCAGCCCTGCTGTTCGTCCTGCTGTCACCAGGCGTGCTTCTGACGTTGCCCCCAGGCAGCCGTGGCGTGTTCATGTCTGGCCAGAGCTCGCAGGCTGCCGTTGCTGTGCACGCCGTCGTGTTTGCGCTCGTCTTTTCGTTCATGCGCGGCCAGTTTCCGCGTTACTATTAAATTGAAGTAGTATGAAGCACCTGGCTTTTGGGCCAGGTGCGATGGGGTATTTTATGTACTTGGGGGCGCTCAGTGCACTGTCGGATGCCAGTGCACTCAACGATCTCGAATCAATTGCCGGTGCATCCGCAGGTGCCATCATCGGCCTCATGTACATCCTCGCAAAGGGTGACATTCAAAAGATGCTCGAGTATAGCCTTGCCGTACCGATCAAGGATATCATGAAACCGAACATCAAGGTGCTTCTCAAATCGTTTGGTCTCGTGAGTACCAAAAAAATTCGGTCAGTGTTTATCGACACTGTAAGGCACTTTATACCCAGTGATGACATCACGTTCGCGGAGCTGTATGCACACTGGCCCGTAAAATTCCACGTGGCGGCATGCTGTATCGATTTGCACGCGACGCATTACTTTTCGGTCGACACGTCACCGTCTATGTCTGTCCTCGACGCGGTGTGCATGTCCGTCTCGATACCATTTCTCTTTCAGAGCAATCGACACGGGCCATGGCGGTACATCGACGGCGGCACGCTCGAGGCAATCCCAGGGGGTCCACTCGTAGGTCAGGATCCAAAATCCGTACTGGCATTTGGCATTGCCGACGAATGGACAACTGACGTAAAGGATCTCAAGTCGTATGCCCTGTGTATCCTCGGTGCAGCCATGACTCTGCGTCAAAGATACCCCATGTTTCCCCGCATAGGCCTCATTGCAGGTGACATTGATACGTTCGATTTCGGGGCGTCGAATGACATGAAACTTCGGATGTTCACAGCTGGTCACGCTCAGACGAAAAAGTCTCTGTGTAGAGTAAATGCGTCTGATCCGGCGTGTTGCGTACACGCGTCGGAAGACGGGTCGAACGCCGCGACGCGTCTACGTTCCGTCGAGCATGATCCGGAATCTGGGCCGCCCGGGGCACGGACCCAAAGTGCTTCCGACCCCCAAGGCGGGTCTGCTCACGATGTGGGGTTACTCGACGGCGGCATCCCCTCCGGCGCGTCACCGTGCGCTACTGAATGCGATCAACAAGGGTCACCAGCGTCCCGCGTCGGTACTCCGTCACCTACAACTGGTCGAGACGTACACGAAGCGTAGCCAGAAGAGGGCATCGAGTACTTACCGTGGTGACCGTTTGTGGCTGCGTGCCCGCGCGATTTAAGTCCGTTTACGGACGAGCATGATCATGATGAGTCCGATGACGAGCGTCGCAAGGGCACCTAGGTACACCTTTGACTTGTCTTCGAAGAGTCCCTCGCGAACCGGTGGGGGTAGACTGAGCGGACGTTCGGGTGCAGTAGGTACAAACTGTGTGTAGACCCGGAGGACAAACATGTTTGGATCGAACGTGTTTGTGCCAGGGCCACCAAATTGTACAACCGAGCCGGTATAATCAAGCCAGCGAACCGTCAGGCGCTCGATCGAATCGAGTCGTGACGGGTACGTCACCGACCATGCATAATCGGTGGTCTCTTTGAACGTCCGTTGAAAGTTTTGAGCGACATCCATCGGGATGACAGCGAATGACGTTGCGGGTGTCAGACTCGACGTCTGGTTACTTTGAATTTGATTCGACCCTACGGACGCGACCGTGAATGTGATGTTGTCGGTCGGCGTCGTTCCACCGACAGTTGCACCTGCAAGTGTAATTGTAACACCGACCGAGTACCCACTTCCGGCCGCGGCGAGTGCGACGGTCGGAACACCTGACCCATTACGCGTCACGGTAAATCGTGCACCCGTACCGTTCCCCGTGGCGGTCGATGCGATGTTCCTGTACACTTGATTCGCCTGTCCGATGATAGTGGTCGATGTCACGAGTGCACTGATTGTCAGAATGGGTAGAGTGGGTGAGGCGAGCGGGCCAACATTTGTCAACGTCAGTTTACGTGCATCGTACGTCGATGGTGTGCGCAGTTCGGTAATGTCCAGCCAGATGTAGGCATTAGCAGTGGACGGATTCGTGACGATGGCCGACACGAGATCGACCCGCGTCACGTTTGTGATGGGTTTGTTCAGAAACACGGTGTACGTGTTCGAAAACGGGAACAGTGTCGTGTCGCGGTTACGCGAGTCGACATGTATATACGACACTTGTTCCATCTACCATTCCGTGCGGAAAAAGTATGCGCCTCAAGTAATGCATCGACGGCCGCGTCATGTGACCATCACGCGCAGTTGGCCGGAGCGGTACTTCTCGGGTCTGAGTAAATCAATGGGACTCACGCGCGAAAGGGAACTCTTGAAACGCCGACGGGTATCGTACGGTGCCCTGAAGCTCGGGCGTTCGAATGCAGGCGGTGCTCGTAAAAAGTCCAAGTGGACTCAGCTGTTCCACACGACGTACCCGGGCCTCAAGTTCAACAAGGATGCGATCGCCAAGCGGACGGGCATCCATCGTGCGACACTCAACACGGTGTACGACCGCGGTCTCAAGGCCTGGAAGACTGGTGGGAGCCGACCCGGTACGACTGCGCCTCAATGGGCGGTGGCGCGCGTGTATAAATACGTGCTCGTGACGAAGGGCAAGGCGCCTAGGGCGTGGTACGCGACCCGTGCCGATCCTGATCAGAATCTGCGGCGCTAGTAGGTGTGTAAAATAAAATATACAATCATATAAATGAATAGAAACACGGCTGTG